CGATTTCCAATACGGTGTTGCTCAGTAACACCCTGAAAAATCTGTGGAAGCAAGCTTCTTACATCACCATCATCTATTAAATAGTTAATGGATGCAGCAGTTACTTCGTTATCCTGTATCTTGTTTTCGTTCTGTCGAGCTATCTCTCGTTTGACGTACTGCTTGACAGTCGGGCTAACCTTCGACCTACGGCGCGACCTAGATCGACTAGCCCATTTCGCACCCTTTCGGCGAGTTGTACGAGCACGTCGACGCGAACGGTAATACGGCATAAAATTTTCAAATTATGGTATTTCAGTAGGGCCCCAAAGTAAGGGCCCTAAAGTGGCGGGTAATACTAGGCTGCGCCTTCCGCCACCGTATTGAGTAGGACACAGATTTTTTTCTCTCACTCGGGGGCCTTCCGGTCGCGCGTCCCCAGGGGGGGCCCCTCACGCGTTGGCAGGCTGCAGTCCCCCTCCTTCTAGAAAAAATTCTGTGTTTTTCAGTTTTTCTTTTTCTAGAAGGAACGTGAGAGTACTCCAGTTTTGGAGATGAAGAATGTTCTTTCAAAAAATCATTATTTTTGATGCCGGGAGGAAACACACGTTTTGTATTTACTGTTAACAATTATACTGACGATGATATTCGCTGGTTTGAAATCATCGACATATTCAAATACGTATGTTACGGAAGAGAAGTTGGAGAGAATCTCACTCCTCATTTACAAGGGTATTTCGAGTTTCAAAATGGTCATCGAAAATCCCTTAATGCATGCGTTAAGTACTTGCAAGATAACGGTTGTCCATGCAAACCACATATCGAGGTTGCCATGGGTACGGCTACTCAAGCTATTAACTATTGTGAAAAAGACGGCGTCTTTTGGGAAAAGGGAGAAAGACCAAAAGGACAAGGTAAGCGATCTGATATTAATGACGCTACCGATATCCTTTCTAATGGTGGATCCTTACAGGACGTCGCTCTATCTCACCCTGCAGTATTTGTGAAATTCCACAGAGGTCTCCGGGAATACCAAATGATAACTTCGAAGAAGCGAACTTGGAAGACGGAAGTCTATTGGCTCTGGGGGCCAACTGGGAGTGGGAAGTCCCGATGGGCCTGGACAACATATCCGGATGCTTACATGAAACAATCCACAACGAAGTGGTGGTGTGGCTATGTGGACCAGGATACTGTTATCATAGACGATTTCAGGCCGAACAAGGAGATGCCGTTCAATTTCATATTAAATCTTTTCGACCGGTATCCCCTATTATTGGAAACGAAAGGCGGCCAAGTACAATGTCTATTCAAGACAATAATTGTGACATGCCCTTACTCACCAGATCAGATGTTAACACACTTGGACTGGGTAGGTATAGAACAGGGCAATCAATTGAAGAGGAGGATCGACCATGTGATCGAATTTCCCCAACTCGTGAACTATTTTATCTAGATGATATGCTACAAGAAAAATGGTTCAATGACTTGTTAGATGATTTTAATTAATTAAGAATCTTCAAACTGTGTTTCTACTAAGTACGAATACTGGCCTAAATTCACTGAAGTTAGACCAGATTGGTCAGTTTGGCTTGCTCCTATTGCAATATACAGGTTGTCATTCATGCAAACAGGAGTGGCATCATCATACATCAACTGTTTTTTGACATACTTAGTTAAGTCAAAATACATTGTAATAGCAGGATTGTAATTGGAGGTAGCTGATATCTGGGTTGTAGCATTTTGTGGATTAAACAAAGCGACACGTTTCTTAATTACTTTCGTAAACATCTCGTCGTTAAGTCTTCTCAATCCAGACAAAATGTTAGTTCCATTATACGGAAGTGATGAACTTCCATCTTGAAGGAACAATGTCATGTCTCCAGCACCAGGTGCACCACCTCCAAAGTTTGCTGGTTTAAATTTGAAAATATAAATATCGAAGTACGTAGGAGATATGCTTGTAGTTTGATTGAAACATGAAAGATGCAACTTCAGTTTCAAACTTTTAATTCTCACACGATTTCCAATACGGTGTTGCTCAGTAACACCCTGAAAAATCTGTGGAAGCAAGCTTCTTACATCACCATCATCTATTAAATAGTTAATGGATGCAGCAGTTACTTCGTTATCCTGTATCTTG